CGCAAGTGTTGATCTGGAGTCCTTGTCGGTTAGCCGTCCTAAAAAATGAGAAACAAATTGATACATACTCTCAAGCCAACCCTCTTCTTAAGAACCAGGCTTCGTCCAACGATTGATGTAATGTCTGCTCCGTCTGATGAGGAACTTGTCGCTGGATTCGGACTCTCAGATATCCGAGCAGATCTCTTAACGACAGATCCAATGAAGCTGCGTTCTCGAGATTATTCGCCCCCAGTTCATCCCTCAGATGAGCTTCTCAGCTCATCATCGAAGGGCGAAATGGCTCCCCCTCCAACTCCATCTGGGAGCAACAGAGAGCCGATTGGAGTGCGTCCAAGAGGCGGAAGAAGGCGCGGTCGCTCCGGGAGAGAGACAAGAAGCTCTCGACCAGAGCCTCGACATGACAATAGAGCCCAAGTTCTTGATCAGATTGCTAAGATGATCACCCCACAAGAGACTATTCCTGTCCCTGAGGATGATGTGGCAACGTCGCGAGATATGGATTCTATGTCTGCACGATCTTCGAAACTGGAGGACGACGTAGAGAAGCTTGAGACAGAGCTCGGAAAAGCGAAAGAAAAGATATCTGAGCTCGAGAAGGATCATGCTCATATGGTCACCACCTTGACAAGCCTTGCCAGAGAGATCTCCAGCATAAAAGAAATGCGGTCAGGACAAAGCCTCTCCTCCGGTCCGAATAAAGCAACAATCGTTGCAGCTAAGTTTGTTCCTTCTATTCAAACGCCATCTGCAGGTCCAACACCTTCTCTTCCTTCTTCAGACATTGAGCCTCTCCAGAAAAGACCTCGCACTGACAACCTCTCGAACGTTGCTCTGGGTAGCCGACCAATCCCTGCAAGGAAGCAGCTTTAAAGAGTGGAGAGCAGCAAACGATGCATGTGTCGATGCAACAGAGGACATGGAGAATACTATTGAGCGCTACTTGGATGAATCAGAGAGAATTGGATTGTCATTTCTTAGTGCAGCTATTTAAGAAAACTCAATGAGAAATAAATAGATTCTCTTTCGATATCAACCCATCATTCAATCCTCTTTCACCAAGACCCTGCAACAGCCATGTCTTCAACTCAAGGATCCTCTGTTTTCGGTCCATCTGCTGGATTTGCAAAGGCTGGGAAGAAGAGCCTCAACGCCACGGCGTTTGCTGAGAAGATTGTGTATTACTCTCCCCCGGATGGGATTAGTGCCGATAATTTACGTCTCCTCTCGATGTATCTTGTGTTCTGTGGAACTAGCAAGAGTGTCCGTCTTGCAAACTGGAAGACATGGATTGTCACCTATGTCGGCATGGTATCTCCAGGTCTTGCCAGGACTTTTCCCCCGGCAACTTTTGTCAAGACCCCGATCTCTCCTGTCGCTCTCACTTCTATAGCAAGATCTATGGAAGCACTAGACGCTTCATTTGACTCTGGGGACCGCAACCAGATCACAGCTGCAACTCTTGCAGTTGCCTCCCTGAATGATCTCCCTCTTCTTCCGAAGATGCACGAGACTATCGACTATGCAGAGACAGCAGGTGAATGGGTCAACAAAGCTATCATCTGTCATTACTCGGTTGTCCTCTTCTTGGCTGGAAAACAGGTCAAAGTCGAGGATAGATCTCAGATCACGGTTGCAAGACCAAAGGCTCTCCGCAACAAGGCTCACCTGGGAGACTCGATCTCTATCCTAGACGGAGGAGCTCGGCTCAGTGATGAGGCCCATATTGCATTGAACAACGCTTGGTCAGAGATGGGTCAGCTTAAAGCCATTGTGTTCATGGAATATGCTGAGTACTCCTCAGCTGAGGCAGATGGAATGCAGGAGATCATCTGGACGAGCATGCATCTCCTACGTTTTAGCGGATTTGCTCATGCTGCTATATCCTCTAGCTTCTTGACTGCTTATCCTTGGGCTATAGATGTCCCTTCCCTCAGAGCCTCCGTGGGAGTATTCTTGAACAGTGTTGAGGAAGCGAAAAAGCTGGATCCAAAACTGCTTCCGTTCATGAAACTGATCTACGGAGATAAAGCCTCCCTGTTCCCTCGGAAAGAGATGGAGCCTCTCATCGCTTGTGCAACAGCTGTACTAACTGAGACGTCCTCTACTCTCTCGGACTTTTACACCAACAATGCATTCAATCCGATTGTGAATGCTTTCTTGGATGAAAAGGAGCGACGTGAGAACATTCGGAACCTCACAACCCAGAAGGCTGAGAAGGAGCTCATGGATTACTTCGGCGAAGAAGAAGAGACTGATGAGCCTTCCGTTTAAGTGACTGTATGTTAAGAAGGAGGATTGCTTGGTTTGGCGGAAGGTGATTCTAGCTTCGCTCTCTGGGATTCGAGATCTCTGGTCTCCGACACAATATTTAAGAAAACCATGAGAAATAAAAGATAGTACTCTTGGCTAACTTTCAAAATGTCTTCTCATCACTACAAGCAAAGACTCCAGGATGTTCTTGTGAAATTGTCTCATCAAACTATTGTGGCAAATGAGTGGAAGACTGTGGCTACCAACAGATCTACGCTTCTGTGTCAGGTGGACAGCGCTCTAGATTCTCAAGTTAAGGGGTTACTTCAAGTTGGATCCATATTCGGAGTGGACCCAACAGATCCTAAAATCCCCAGAGCAAATAGTGGACAGCACACTGGAGATGAGATGTGTCTGATGATCCTTGCAAAAGTAGAAGCTGTGTCCCATTTCATAGCCAATCTGACCCGAGAGGCCACAGCAACACAGGCAATTCTAAACAGTACCTTGGAGATTGCTATGGAAGCAGTCGAAGTTGAGAGACCCACTGTTGATCTTATTATCACACCGAACTCGAGTGATTTTACGAATGCATCATCTCCCATTCTAGAGGTTGTACGTCAAATTGAATCTAGCCCATCAGAGCCAGAAGATATGGACTCAGAAGGGGCTGACCATGAAGACACGGTGATGCAGAACTCTCTCGTCAGGAAGAGGAATCTGACGGACCATCTCTTCACCTGAGCTGTATAGGGAGATCAGAGGTCTCAAGAGGATTCATTTGTTCAGCACTGCCTTGAGAGAAGAGGGCCGTTGGCGATTTAAGAAAACCAGGCGAGAAACCAGCGAGATCACGCCTTGACTCTATTAGAATCTAGCTATAGCACAACACTTAACTATGTCCGCTAAGAAGGCTAATGAAAGCTCATCTCCTAAGAGAGGTTCTTCTACACTAGCACAGATGGTCGAAGGCCAGTCTAGAACTATTGACAGCCAAGCTGTGGAGTTGAGAAACCGAGCTGAACAGATTTATGATCTGTGTAAGGTAGCTATGACTCTTCTTGTGCTTGTGAGGAAGATTGATAGCGGGGATTTTACAGAAGATGATCACTCTAGATTCCATTATCCTACAATTCACATCCGTCGCCAGGATGGCACTAAAGAAGCGTCTGCCTATATTAGGACAACTCTAATGGTGGTAAAGCCGATGATCTTGAGGTTAGCAAAAGACAATGCTACTTATCAGAGAGAGAGAGCCATTGTGGAGGACATTGTTACCCAGGCTCAGTTGGGTCAGGAACTCAAAGAAGATGACACTCTCTTCAGTCGCGCTAACTATTCTAACATGAAGAGCTTGACCCTTGATATTGAGGAGCTAGACTGACAGATCAATAGGACTTATTCTCTTGATTCCCTCCTTCCTTGTGGCACATATACACCTCAGTCCATTTAAACAAACCGAGAAATCTAATAGATTAATCACTCTCAAGTAACTCAGGAAGAACACTCGTGTATTACAGAACACAAGCTACATGATGTCTGCAGCCAAGAAGTTCATTTCTACCTATCTTGATAATCCGATCATCAGAAACGAGAGGGATCGATATCTTCTCAAACTTCTCGAAGCTCGATCAGGGGGGAAAGTAGTGGGACATCCAGCTGAGAAGAAGAAGATCCAACAGCTCCTAGAAACAATTGGGGATGACGATCTTGAGAGTTTAGACCCTGAGTATTATCCATCTTTCGATACATCGTTGATACCCGAAGATAGAATTTCGGAAATTCAGGATGCGGCCCGGATCGCCCACCGAATCTTCAGCCAAGCAGACTCAGGAGCCAGGACATGGGGATCCCCTGGTGGGTTAGGAGTTGATCTAATGGACTTCTCTCTTCTTCAACCGATAACACTCGCTTGGTTCAATCGAATGAGACAGCTGGATGACATTATCAATACCATAGGTTGTGTCAAAGCGAATGGAGAGAGAGGGCTAATTCGAGCGAGATCTGGAAATCTCTTCTACACGGGAGATGAGTACTTCGGGGTGGTCAAGTTCGATGATGTCGCCACATGGTATATCCTAACATACACTCAACTCCTGATGTTCAAGGATATGTTCTATGGGAGATTCAACAGCTCTATTGCCTGCATCCAGATATATCGTAGTCCTCTCCTTCACGATACCCTTGTTGAGTGTCTTGATTGGTTCTATGAATGCTTGGGAACATACGGGAACCATGGTTATGAGATTGGGAAATCGATCGAGTCTCTGGCCAAAGCAAATCTTGTCAGACATTGTGACCCCATATTGGGGACTGAGGGATCGTATGAGGTTCAGCTTGAGAATATGAGAGCCAAAGAGAAGAATAGAGGGAAGACAAGCAACTTTCTAGCTGACAAGTTGGATGCTTTGCTCCTAAGAGATCTCCCGGTCCCCGAGCTAGTGGAGCTATTTGGTCTTCAGAAACTCTCTGGACACCCCCTCCTGGACCCTGAGGTAGGCGGGAAGTCAGTGAAAGAGGAAGCAAGGAAGAAGATCAACTATAAGTGGGAAGACATCCGTAGGCTCCGAAACAATTGTTGTAGAATCTATGTCGAGGGATATATCAGAAGAAACTCGGAATGGCCTCCTCTGAAGTTTGGTCCCTCTTCGAAGAGAACAAAGTTGTACCAGCTTTACTCGTTAAAAGAACTCAAGATTACTCGAGACAGTTATGACTTCATGGAATGGGAGGATGTTCGATTCGAGAAGCATTATGACTTTGATTATTATCCTAACTTCACAGATCTGATGGACGACAAGACAATCTCCTTCTACCGTGATGAAGCTGCTGCGACCTGGAGATCAAAGATCAAAACGCGGAGTAGTAAGAGACTCCTCTTGGAAATGTTGAGTCGCCCTGAGATCAGCATCCGAGAGATTGTCGAGAGAGTGAGAATTGGAGACATTCCCTACAGTTGGTTCATCGTCTCTCTATATCCAAAGGAACGAGAATTTAAGATAGCAGCGAGAATGTTCTCCATGATGGTGTTTGAGATGAGAGCTTTCTTTGCTGCTGTAGAAGCCAATATTGCTGATAAGGTGTTTCCAAACCTTCCACAGCAAACAATGACACTGTCAAAACAGGAGATTCAGGAGCTTTTCCATAAGATAACAGAAGCTACTACTGACGAGGATGTGGAGAGACTTTTCTTAGAGGTTGATCTCACACGCTGGAACCTGAGATGGCACCCTGAAGTTGTAGACCCGGTCGCATGTGATCTTGACGAGATGTTTGGACTCCCGGGTGTCTTCACAACAATCCATCATTTTTTTGAGAAATGTCTCATTCTTGTACGTGTGCCTGCATGTGAGCCCGAAGGGATTGATCTAGACCCGATCCCCGAAACGAACCTTGCGTTCTACAAGCATAGGGTGGGCTTCGAGGGGATAGGCCAGAAACAATGGTCGTTCTTGACGTATGGTGTGCTGGATCTGGGTATTGGCGATCTAGCTGGGAGATTCTATCTCATCGGACAGGCCGACAACCAGACTGTGACCACCACCATATCATGTCGAGATGTTGTCGATCGAACTGCCCACATCAGAGCGATTGCAAAGCGGATAGCGGCTGGGATAGAAGAAGAATGCTCAAAAGTAGGGCACGAGGCAAAAAGTGAGGAGTGCCAGCAATCTACCAATGTCATCACATACAGCAAAGATGTGTATATCAAAGGAGTAGAGCACTTCACATCTATCAAAGCGTTCAGTCGGGTTTTCCCCCACAGTGCCTCTGACTTCCCATCTATCGATGGATCAATAGGGGCAATTAGTGGGCAATGTCTTGCGGGGGCTGAGAGAACCAAAAAACCGATGAATGCTTTTGCCCTATGGTGTTTCCATGCTGCTCTGTATCTCACACGCCTTCGAACCAATGTCTTCATAGAGACAAGTGTAATGTCACATCGATTCCCCGAGCTCCTCACAGATAGAGTAATATACGGTCTCATGGTATTGCCAGGGGAGCTTGGAGGGACCCAGATAGCGCCTGTTACATCTTTCTTCTACAAGGGAGGGTCTGATCCCATATCTAAGGCATACGCCTCTCTGAAGTTTTATCAAGGATCATCGTCAATGGTGAGGAAGATGATTGGATGTTTGCATGGCAGAAAATGGTTCCGAAAAGACCCTGACCTCACTCTTCTTATAGAAGATCCGTACGGCTTACCATTGGATAGACCAGTTGCTGCAGAGAGCTCCATCCTCACAGAGAGCAAGTCAAAGGTTTGCGGGGTAACAGTGAATCACGAGCTCAAAGAGATCACAGGGACATCGGTGACAGAGTATGAAAAGGCCTTGCAAGCTGAGCTTATGAAATGTCGTCCATTCAATCCCGTTCTTCTTTCAGATATCTTAGGGTGGTCAATAGTTGGGGTTCAGCGAACAGTCTCGAAGATGTTCTCATCAACAAGAACAATACAAGGTCTTCTTCAGAGTCACAATGATGAGGATCTTTCTCTTGAAGATGCTTCCGTTTGCACAAGCATCTTGGCTGCAGGATCAGGGCACTTTATGAACATTGTGGCACGTCTGTCTAGATGCACAGAGGGAGAGAGACGGATCACATCCATCTTCTCGGATGTAGTTGATATGAGACAAGCATGGGACACCTCCAATACAATTGAGATGTCCGGTGTAACTTCATACGTCCCCTTTGACCTTCCTCTTAGTGTGTCACTCACTCCTTCTCACCACCAAGGATTCCGAGCTTACATTGCACCTCCAGATGGATGTGACCCCTTTCACTCGAGGGGAAATGAAGACCCTTATATTGGAAGGTCAACCCAAGAGAAGCGTTCCGAACACGGGTACAAGATCACAACATCCTCAGCCCCTGAGAGAGCAGTTAAGCGCCTTGCCGATATTGCAACTCAGCCTGGGGTCAGCCTATCCTTTCGACAGCTTGTCTCTGATGTGGCAAAATCAAGAGCTAATGTGGATCTCAACGAGACATACCCGCTAATCGGAGAAGCTGAGGGAGGGACTATAGATCATCGGTTCCACTCCACATCCGACTCACAGAAAGCCAGTGGTCTGGGATCAATGAGTATGGCCTCATCTTGTACACTCAACACTGATCATGCGTCTCCCATCTCTGGGGGTGAGGAGGATTATCCTGTAATGATTCAAGCTATTATGGTTTGTCTTATAGCTGTTGGTGTTCTTCACTACTCCAGAGACTCCAAACCCGTATTCATCACTCTAAGGACTGATTCAACGAAATGGATCCCTTTGGTTGATGAGGATATTGTCGTTAATGACCCAAAAGAGCTTCCAATCCTATATCTCGCAGGAAATAGAATTGCAACTGTCGATGAGATCACGCTACAAAGAACCCACGGTCCTTTGTTGTCACCTTTCACATCCACTCTTACAGAGGTTGCTTCAACCGGCTATAAGAGCCAATATGCTTTGAGGAGAATGGTGGGGAGAGCTCTCTACACGTCGCACTCCGCTTCCTTAGTGGCAGACAAGGGAACTGGTCTAATTAGATTCCATATGGACCTCCTCGAGCTCCGGGGATGTGGCATCATGGAGGTTGCAGATGCAATGGCTGGAGAGATCGCCAAGTACGCCATTGAAGCAATGTTCTCACGATCAAGCACAGGCTTACGATGGACACCTATTCCTTTGATTACCTCACTCTCAGAAGCATTATCTAGAACATTAGCTTCGATGGTGGCCCATCCTATGTTCAAAGATGACGACTTGGTAGTCAACTATCTCAGCGAATCACCCTTCCAGTACCGATTTGCAAATCAGACCATCACAAAGAAGATGAGAGACATAATAGCAAGAAAGGCTGTTCAGCTATTCACCGACCCCTCCAGTTGGATTTTCACAGATAAAGATGTTCTCTTCGTTGATGACAGACAGAATATCGTCAGTCAAGCAGTGGTGATCAGGCTGAAGCTCATTCTATTTCAATCTGTAGCTCTATCTCAATGCTCCTCTGATACGGTGTTCACAATCATTAGGCGAACGATCCCTGCAAGTCTACGATTGGAGAGAGATGAGGAGGATAGGATCGGAGCTCTACATCGGATGTGTATCAATCTAGCCCATTGGGCTCATGGATCCGGACTTGTCTATCTTGAAGAACATCTCACGAGTTTATACCAAGGACGGATGCTTTACATATCAGGGATAACAGCTTCAGCATTGTTGAGAGACGCAAGGCAGTTTGACGCAATCAAACATATCTCTTCTCAAGCCCTCTTACTTAAGACTGTACAGCTCGATCAAGAAGACAACTCAGGGCTTCGCTGGGTGAGAGACACCTCGACTCTTCCTTTCTTTGGGTTTAATACTCTATTCAATCCTATGGATGAAGAGTATATCCGATTCTCGTTATCTCGATTGAGCGGTAGAATCTATGGAAGAGATTCAGCTGCAGGGTATTCATACGTCCCAATCACCCCTTTGGCTGCTGGGAGGGTTTGTGTTATCATTGGAAATGGCTATGGATCTGGAGCCGCCGTTTTGTTGAACTATAAAGCAACTCACATCTACACACTCGATCTATGGGAAGATCTGAGCGAGAATAGCAAGCTCTGTCCTGGATGGAGTCCACCTGCTCTCCGTTCAGCCACATATGCCTCAAAATACACATGTATTGAAACCTCACCCCGATTAAATGGAGATATCAGAAGCTCATCCACTGCAGCTCTAATTAATCAATACACAGGAGCTGGATCCCTCTACCTCGTAGATGTTCCTCTCCTCACGAGAGATGATCTTACGAAAGTTCTCTCAACCTTGACATTGCTCCCACCTCCTGTGCAAGTGATCATAAGGCTCATTACATCCAGCTCCGACAAGGATTTAATATATTCGACCCTTCAAGAGGCTGGCACATCACCGATGATTGTACCCGTTCACTTCTCTCATGGACATGGGGAGTACTGGGTTAGCCTAGCCATACCAGCCTTTATCGAGTATCATGGAGTGGACATTGTAAAGAGCCACCCTTTCCAAGAAAGGACATCTCCTTTCCCCAATCTTAGTTTCCTTGGAGGAGGGAGAGAGTATCTAGAGGAGGTGATTGAGGGTCCGTATTACCAGACAAGTGACGATCAAATGCAAGGGAGCATGCAAGACATAGAGGGACTCCTAGCTTTGTCGGTTGGTCATCTAGAACACCGATTTACTTATAGACAGTGGACTGAGGTCATCCACATTTGGTGTGCTAGAAGAGCTAGACTCTCATTGGCTCCACGCGATGAGATAGTTGAAATCCATAGCCAGGATATGGTGACTGTTACTATAGGTAATCACACCGTCCCAGTGTCTGTGACAGGATCTCTTCGCCACCTGCTCACCCGCACAGTCGCTCGACTCCTGTGACGACCTGACCCGCCTAAAGTCAGCTGGGGGATCCTCCTTCTGTCATTTAACAAAACTAGCAACTATAGCACGCCAACTCCGAAGAAGACAAGCTGGTTTCATTGATAGATCATTTCATATTTGAGAGGTAAACACCCCAAGACAGGTACATAGGCTCAACAGAGCAACGATGACCTGTAGGAGAGTGGTTTAAACACGGAGAAAGACCAACAAAGAAGGACAACCCGAGGGAGAACGAAGACCACAAC